GCAGCGCGTCGATCACGTGGTTGTCCTTGTCTTCGAGAATCGGCAGGATCGCCCCGGTAAGCGGGTCTTCCTTGTATTTGTAGAGCGTGAGTTCGTCGATCAGGTGCTTGCAGCGCGGATGCACGACGATATCGAACGACTTCAGGAACTCGACGCCCTCTTCTAGGGACTTCGCGCCCTTGATAGCCGGGCGGATCTTCGGGAAGCCGTTCTTCTGCATGTGGCTGATCGTCTCGGGCCGCGCAGAGTCAGCCGTGATCGGCCACTTCTCGGCATCCGGCACGCTCATGAACAGCTCGGGCAGGTTCACGATCTCGCATCCGACCATGTACGCCTCGTAATCGACGTACAGGCGGTTGCCTTCAATGTCGCAGCGGATCAGCACGGACGGATCGACCGAGAATCCCCAGTCGGCGCCCAGGCGGTGAATCGTGCCGGCCGGCCGCTCGAATTCTTCGACGCTCCAATTGCGGAACACGCGCGCTTCACTGTTCTGCCGGTATTTGCCCAGCCACACATGCGCGTATTTGTCCGGATCGCGGCGCTTGTCGAACTCCATTTCCGCACGCAACTCATCGGGCAACCATGGGTTGTCCATGTAATTCGCCTCGATCACGGCAGCATCTGGCGGGAGTTCTTCACCGCGCAGCAGCATGTCGATTGGATCGGTCGGAGAGTCCGGATTCCAGTCGAACCACAGTTGCGAACCGGGCTTGCGAATCGTTGGGCGCAGCAGCGTGAGGCTCTTTTCGCTGGCCTTCTGAGCCTCGGCGAACCACGACCGATCAAAGCCCTCAAGCGACTTGATGGAGTCGGCCGTGTGGTTCTGCATGCCCTCGAAGATCGTCACGCCACCATGCCGCGTGAGGATGCGGCGGTCCTGAACATCGAAGTAATAGCCGGCGTTGTAGGTCTGGATCTTCGACTCAAGCAGCTTCTTCACCGAGAACTCAAGCGACTTGAGCGTTTCCCGGATGCAGACGAAATCGAGCTTTTCGCTCACGCTTTCTTCAAGCCACAGCTCGGCGAAGAAGTTGGACTTGCCGGAACCTCGACCGCCGTGCGCCCCCTTGTATCGCGCCGGCTTCAGAAGCGGCAGGAAAGCGCGCGGCGTCTCGATTACGAGGTCGCTCATTGCAGCTTCGGTTCTGACTCACCCGGATCGCGCGGGTCGATCACCTTGCGCGTCACGCTCTGGAACTGGACAGGACCGCCGTCAGGACCGGTGAGCGAGTGATCCACCTTATCCCGCCAGTCCTCTTTCCGGCGGTTCTTCAGCCAGAAGATCTGTGCGGTGACGTTGCCGCCGGTCGCGTTCTTGTAGAGCGCGCCGACGACCTTCGCGTCTGCCTTGTCCTTGCCGGTGCTCATCGCCTCGGCGAAGTCCTCGTGGGCGAGCTTCCAGTCTCCGACTGTCCGCAGGCCAACACCGAGGAAAGCAGCGACTTCCGCGTCCGTCGCCCCGAGCAGGCAATAGTTCATCGCCAGTTCGGCGTACTCGGGCTTGTACTTCGACGGACGGGCCATGGCTTAGATCACCGCCTTGATGTGCACGTAGATCGCTTCGAGCTCGTCGACGGACACGCGCTCTGCATTGCGAAGCTTGGCGAGCGCGTTGGCGAACTTCGCTTCGAGCAGCATCAGGTGCGACTCGCGCGGGAGCTCAGCAGCGGCATCGACCGTGGGCGTCGGTGAAGAGTCCACAGGCGCTGCAGAGTCGGCACCAGTATTCGATGGCTCCCCCGTTGCGGCCGTGCCAGCCTCCAAGACGGGCGCATCAACCACCGAAGCGGCGTTCACCAGCACGTTACCAGTGACGGTCGGAACGGGTTGCTCTGCGACAGCCTGCGTCATGACAGGCTCCGTGCTGCTCGGCGCTGCGTCGCTCATCTGTGCTGCTGCTTCTGCAATCGGATCGCTCATGATTCACTCCAATGGTTGAGGGTGCTATGGCCCGCGTCGTGCAGAGTTCCGGCGTGCCGGCGGAGACCCACGACTTCCAGAACGTCCGATAGCTGCCGCGGTTATCTCACTCACGGCTTGAGGAAGAAGGCGACCGTCTTTCCGATCTGTCATTGCGATCCTGCCGATGCTCAGTTACATCGACGCTCGCTCTTACGCATGGCGATTGCCCGTACATGTAGTCACGCGGCTTCACGCGCGCCTTATAAGTGTCCGCACTCTGTCAGCTACACTCGTAGACACTCGCCATGCGTAAGAGGCCAGCCCGGTTGTGCTCCGCGGCGCCGACCGCCGCGTGACTGGCAGAAACGAAAAAGCCCCGCTCGGCGTGAACCAGCGGGGCTTTGATTTTCTGTGGACGAACGGAACGTGCCACGGATCAGGAAGTTACAACATCTTCACGCGGTTTACAAGCAGATTTTTCGAGCAATCCTGCAACTACCATCTGCGGACAGAGAATCGCCTTCGCACGCTCGTAGTCCTCGTCCTGTGTCTCGGCGTGCCGCGGGTTGACCCAGACCGATGCGCCGGCGCCGAAATTACGCATCGCCGTGTTGATCGCAAGACGGCTGCGCATGTCGAGCTTGAGGATCATCGGCTCAATCACCTTGCCGACCGACGCGCGCAGGTTCATTTCGACTTCGGCGTCGAGGTCGTCGTAATCCATCCATTGACGACTGATGCGGAAGTCGCGGCAGGCCGGGTCAGCGCCCCCATGGCCGAGGTTCGGCGTATAGCCTGCCTGCCACTCGTACCAGTCCAACAGCAGTTCGTCGATTCGATCCATGTCAATCCCCGTTCAATCCGCCTTGGCTGGCGTCCATCGAAATGTCATCCGCGTGTGAAGCTGCACTTCATCCCATATCGCCTCGATCTGGTTCGCGTCGAGCTTCTTCAGGCCACCGCGCGTGCCGCTGACCGACTGCGCTTCGGGTGTCTCGCAGTTCAGGCGCAGGCGATCTGGGCGCCCGTTCATGGGTTTGAATGTTGGCAGTGGCATTAGGCCGCCTCCATCTGCTGTTCCCGCCAAGCCACAAACGGCCGGCGCAGTAACTGATGAAACCGCGCCTCTGCGGCCTTGTCGGTCGCAAGCGCGCGGCGCGATGTGATCTGGCAGACGACGCGGATGAACTCCGCTGCTTCGTCGACCGTGAGCGGCTCGACCTCGGCGTGCAAGGCGGCCCATTCGCGGAACTGAGGGTCGCGGGGGAGCATGCCGGCGAGCTGGAGGATTGAGGCCATCATACGAACCCTGGGAAAAGGTCATCACCCTTAAATTCGAGGACCAAGTTGCTGACCTCGAAGGTCTTAATCTCGCCGGGATGCATCATGTACATGCCTATGTTGGCTTTTCCCCACGCGTGCAAGGCAAAGGCCTCAAGAGGCGTCTCCGGGATGATGGAGAGAACGCCCCGCGCATTAATTTCGGCTTTCATACGAAGTGCCTCTGCCCATAGCGCCCGATCAGCAGCGCATCAGCCCGGCCGCTGGTCTTGGTCAGCTTCAGATGCGGATAAAGCTCACGCGCAATGCGCAGGCTCTGGTCCTTCGTGTCCTCGCGCTCGGTCTTGCGGATGCCAAACAGGCCTTGCCACTCCCGCGGCGTGACGTAGGCAATGTCGAGCCCCGTTAGCTCGCATACGGCTGCAATCACCGCCTTGGTGGCCGCGAGCGATGCCTGCGACGCCATGGAACCGACGCGCTTGCCGCTGCCCATGAACGCGTGCGAGCTTTCCATGACCACCAGACCTTTCTCGTCGGCTGGCACGTAGTTGCGCAGCATCTGCTGCAACACGCGAGGATCGACCTCGTTGCTTCCGTCTTGCTTTTTTCGGACGGGAACATCGAGCACAGCCTGCCGGCCGTCGTCGTAGAAGAACGCCAAGGCGCCCTTGATGCCAGGGTCAATGCCGATCAGCATGCTTGCTCCTTAGGGCCTGCGGAAACCTCGCGCGCGGGCGTAGTGGTGGCGGTCAACGGCTCCATACCGCTCTCCACTGATTTTTCTCGAGATCGAGATGCAGCAATGAATCGCGCTGATCCGTGAATTGCAGGCTTCCCCTGTCGAACCATAGCTTCACCTTCCCTTCCCAAGTGTGATGACGCTGTTTCGCGCAGATCAGCAGCGTGTCGGATTGGGCTTCGAACTTCTCGCGCTCGCCCGGCTTCAGATCGGCGGCCAACGCTTCTTCCTTTCGCTTGTTGCGGTGCACGATCAGAACGTTGTCCACCAGATCGGTGATTTCCCCGGCACCCTTGATATCGAACTTGTCGGGTGCGTTGGTTTCCTTCTCGCCTTTGCGGATGTGGTGCACCAGGTGAATGTGCAGACCAGTATCTCGAGCGAGCGAGCACAGCGAATCTACGAAGGCCTTCTGGCCGGCATAATCGTCTGGCGCGATGCCGCACTTCATGAGGCTGTCGATCACTATGTGACCGACCTTCAATTCCTGGTTGCAATAGCGGGATACAGACATCATTCGATCGCGCTGCACCGTGCCAATGTGGTTGTAGATCCACAGGCGGTCATCGGTCCACACTGCAAACGAGTCGAGGTATTGCATTCCCGGTCGAGCATGCCCGGCTGCTTGACTTGACATCCGCTTCAGCGTTTTGTCCGCCGGCATTTCCATCGAAGCAACGCATACGCGATCGCCTTGAGCCATAAATCCGAGCACCACCTGACCGAGCACGCCGGACTTCCCATGTCCATTCACGCCGGCCCACAGCGTTACTTCGCCGGGTCGGAACCTGATGTCATCGCCAACGCTTGGCCACGGCGTCGTAAGCCCAGTCACGGATTCCTCGCCTCCGTGGAATGCGGCCTTCACCTTGTCGAAGAACTCGGAGGCCTTGCGCACATCGGCGCGGCCGTCGTTCTCATCCTTGGCGTATTCGGCCCAGTTGATGTTGTCTGGGATCACCCGCATTGCTGATTCTCCTTTGCGATCTGGACAACCAGATCCATTGCGTTGTCGTAGGGAATGGGAATGCTTTTCCCGAGTTCGGCCCATAATTTCCGCTCGAGCGCTTTCCCGTCGTTCCAGGCCTTGATGTGGCGTTCAGGTGCAGCACGCACCGGCATGACGACCATCGGAAACCAGTCGAACAATGCGAAATCGGTGATGGTGCGCATTTCTCCGCAGTCGATACGCGGTCCTTCGATAAACGTCAGGATCAGGCGCTTGGGCACCGCGGCAGCGACGTCCACCAGGACCTCAATCAGTTGGCGAAAGGGTGTTGCAACCGAAGCAAACACTTCGAGATCCAAAGCCGATACCGCGCGCCATTCGTACCGCGTGCCCGCATTTGCCAGCAGCGTGAGATTCGTGAACTCCAGCGGCCCGACAAGTGAGATCAGCACCGGAAGCGCAGGAACGCTCTTGGCTTTACGCATGGCAATGAGCTGCTCGCAGTTGCGGGGGATCGGAGTCATGG